TTATTGTCGTAGTATTGCACAGAACTGATATTGAAGGTTGTTCCTACAGGAACAACACCAAAAGTCTTTTTAAGAAAAGATCTGTCAGAAGTATTGTAAGTATGTGAATAATCTAGATAGCAGGTATTTCCCTGAATCAAAATATTTGGTGCTGAATTTAACCAACCCTTTTGGAAGATAGGATCATATGTATTTCCGTAAACAGAAATACCATAATTTTTATATGATCTTACTAAATTTAGAGTTGGAAAAACTGGCATTTTATGATGCTATGAATGTCACTACCTGCGTTGCACTTGCTGAACTTACATAAATCTTACTTAAGTTGTCAATTGGCATGAATACTTGATCACCAGGATCTAGTGCATGGCCTGTTGATGAACCAACAAACACTCCGCTATTTCCAACATAAATGAAATCTGTATTTGTTGATAATGCTTTGATTGTTACACCCTTCCCACATGTGAATCCAGAATCCAATTGTTGGACCGCTGGATAAATTGAACTTGTTCTGCCAGTCTTAAACGAAGTTGGCATGGCAGTAGCAAGACCAAGATTTAAAGTTGAAAGTTGAGCATAAATTCCTGTCAACCCAGCTAATATTGCAGTGTCGTTTATTCCAATTGTATTCCCAACTGTGGTAGAAACGGGTTGTCCTCCAGTTATGCCTTGAATTCTTAGAGCATCACCGGAGTTGGTAACACCCACTGTTGGATTGATTACGGCATTAATTGTGGCCCCGGAAATTTGAACAAAGAGAGGATTGCTTACATTTCCAATTTCAGTTCCGGAAGAATTTACTAAATTTGTGTATCCCCAAGTTGTTCCATTTGGACCCCAAACAGAAATAGAATCCTTGGTTCTTGAGAGTGGTGTTCCACCTGTAATTTCTACTTGATAACCACTTGAAGTTCTGACATAAACAGGTGCCGATGTGATTCCTGTTGCATATACGGTTCCACTCACGGTTACCGGAGTTCCACCGGGAATGCCCTGTACGGCCCCACAGAAGCCCACTAGATTGGCTGTAATGCCTCCTCCAATTACACTGACAGGAAGACCATTAGAGTTGCTTACGATAGAAACAGAGCCAGTAGGCCCATATGCCAACTTCATGTATTGGAAGTGAGAGGTTGCCCCAGAGAACACAATTGCGTCTGTTGCTACATTGAAGGTGTTTCCACCTGATTCAATTAATACGTTTGGGTCTGAGTCAAATGCCATTTTTGTTCCTTAAAGTGGTATAAATAGTTCTAGAATATTTAGATGGATTCAATTATTGCTTTTTTATTAATTCGACATATAGTATAAACATGTATATAGACGACACAGCAAAGGAAAAATTTTCAAACAAGGTCATAGAGCGAACTTTAAGTACCAATCTATCGTTTATGGATTGTGTTCTTGAACTCGCAGAAGAAATGAATCTTGATCCTGTTGCTGCTGGCAAACTTTTGACTAAGCCTCTTGTTGAAAAAATTGAACAGGAAGCTAAAAATTTACATCTGTTGAAAAAGAACAAAAACAAGAAACTCCCAGTTGACTGACCTGGAGTTGCTTGTATAATCTGTCAGTCATTTAGGCCAAGGTAGATCCTTGGGGAAAGAACAGTATGGGAAATTTTTCAGATTTTAAAAAGAAGAGTAAGAATTCGGTCGCACAACTTTCTGAGCGTTTGGAGAAGATGAACGCAAAGGAGAGTTACAAGGATGAACGGATTTGGAAGCCGGGAATCGACAAGGCTGGAAACGGATACGCTGTTATCCGCTTTCTTCCCGAAGTCGAAGGAGAGGACACCCCCTTCGTGGCTGTTTACAGTCATACCTTTAAGGGCAAGGGTGGGTGGTTCTACGAGAACTGCCCTACTACGATTGGCGAGAAATGCCCAGTCTGTGCCGCAAACACAGAACTGTGGAACAGTGGCATCGAAGACGACAAGAACATTGCTCGTCAGAGAAAGCGCAAGTTGACCTATATTTCCAATATCTTGGTCGTTGAGGATCCAGCAAATCCCGAGAATAAGGGCAAGGTCTTCCTCTACCAGTATGGAACGAAGATTTTCCAGAAGATTCAGAGCCTCGCCCATCCTGAGTTTCAGGATGAGGTTGCGGTTGATCCGTTCAACTTCTGGACAGGTGCGGATTTTAAGATCAAGATCCGTAATGTCGGTGGGTATGTAAACTATGATCGCAGCGAGTTTGCAACCCCTGCACCACTTCTTGGTGGTGATGACAAGAAACTTGAGGAACTATGGAAGAAGCAATATCCCCTCAAGCCGTTTGTGGACAAGAGCCAGTTCAAGAGCTTTGACGAACTGAATGCTCGGTTCAAGAAGTCTGTCGGTGACGATATTCGCGCTCAGTTTACTGAGTCCAAGAGCATCGAAGACGATGTGGAGGAATCTTCAGTTGTGGAAAATGTTGAAGAGAAAGATCCTCTGCAGTACTTCTCCGAAATGGAGAACGATTGAAAAAGGCCCCCGAAAGGGGGCTTTTTTTATTTACGCCCAACTTGGTGGCGCACTCATTTTGGTACGCCGTTCATCAAAGATTAAGTTTCTTGGTTCGGTGGTTGGTCTTTCCTCAAAATCATCTGTTTCACTATTTGGCAAATTTGGATTCTTTGCATTGTTGTACAAATCCTGAAACCCTCCCTGAAGTTCTTTGATTTTGGTTTGCATGCCACTAAACTGCTTGGTTAGCATTTCAGTATCGCTTACAGAATAGTCCAATCCGCTAATTTCTGCAAATTGTGCTTTTGCAGCACTTCCTATTTTGATTTCGGTTGCCGTAAAAGGAACACTCTCAGAAAGTTCAATGCTAGGAAGTATGTTTACGATATCAGAAGGCAATAGTGGATCAGGTTCAATGAGTGGAGTCATTGCCTGAATCTCTGTTTGCATATCCAAAGAAAATCTATTTTCTGTAATTGGTTCTTTTTCTTCGTTCATAGGCTATTGTAATTTTGTTTGTACATCTGTTCCATCATTTGCTGTTCTTTTTTCTGTTTATATTCAGCAATCAACTTAACATATATTTCTCTCTCCCAATAAACCATGTTTTCTATGTCGTGCAAAGACCAAGAAAAATTGTTCATCATGGTAAAGTTTGTGCTGAAATAATCTCTCAGATCAATAAACTTTACCGAAAGGTAAAAAAATTTAGAAGACCAGATACCTCCTTTTGTTCATCAATCAACTGCAAGTTGATGTATAGTTCAGGTTGTTTCTTTAAAAATACATCTATTTTTGACAATACGGAAAGAGGAAGATTGTCTATTGATGATTTGATGTCTTCGGTAACAAACTTGTTTAGTTTGTATATTTCACCATTTGCGATAATTTTTTCAATGCAGGCTTTACCATATTCTTGTTTGTCAAAGGTTTCAAGTCTTAGCAAATCTTTTACAGTTGGTGTTCTCAATACCAAAGAAATGTTTGGACCTATTGAAATTTCCTGTTCTGCAATTTGATTTCTATACTTTATGTCTGCAATTTGAACTTGTATCTTTTCTTCTTGGTACACCAAATTCAATATCTCATCGACACTTTTGGATCTTATTTGCAGAAATAAGTATTCTGCATCGGCTAAACAAAGATCATCAATCTCAGCTTCGGTAGTTGTGTTTTTCAACAATTCTACCATGTTTTTGAAAGCCAATTTTTTGTTGTCTTCCTGAAGAATCAGACCAAGTATTTTGGCATCCTTTACTCTAAAGGGTCTAAATGAAACCTTTTTTTGAGAAAAAGGCAAAGTTGTTTCATACGTTTGAATAAAATTATTAATATTATCGAATATATTTGTATTAGGCATTTAATTGCTCACTCATTGAAAATTCTCTATAGTTCATCAAAATACTATATTTTAAAAATTGATTGTTGTTTTCCATCGCAAATTGAAAGGGAATTGTTTCCATGGGATACACTTCAAAAAACGTAAATTTACGATTGACATTTCCATTTGGATCTAAGGCATCTACAATCATTTTTGTTGGATAGATGGTTTCGTGGTACCATGTCAATTGAAATGGTGATGAAAGCGCCCCTCTTAGTCTTCCACCACCGTAAAGAAGATTGAACCAAGCGTTGAAAAAACTTGTTGCATGATGATCGTTTGTTACAGGTATAGTCAATAATACTCCACCTGGAAATTTTTGATACCGAGGAACCATTCTTCCCGGACCATAACCAATTAAGTTATCTGCCACCGTGTCCATTGCTCTGGTTCCCATTTCAACCATTGCTGTTTTTAAACTGTTTCCGGGTTCACCTAAACTAGGCAAACCTTGAGGCAGTCCTTCAAAACTCACTGAGAAACGATTATCTCTTTGAAGGCCATTATGACGATCAAAAAATTGTTTGATATCAATAATTGGTGTTGGCATTTGAGAAAATTTCTTTTTCCGTGATTATTTTGAATTCCATGTTGTTTTTTTCACAATACTTCTTGGCAGCATCCCACTTTGCATTATTGATAATCCAAGTAATTTTTTCCTTCTTTGATGCATTTTCTTTCAATACTGTTTGTTTTTTAGGTTTAACTTCAACCATCCAAGTGTTTATTCCAGAATCATTTTTGAATTGAATTACAAAGTCTGGAAAATAGTTATGTTGTTTTCTGTCAAGAGGGCTTGTATAAGGTACTATAATTTCTTCAAAAGACCACTTTAATACATTTGGGGTTTGATCACAAAATTTGCATACATTCCTTTCCCACAAAGATCTGCACGTTATCTTGCCTACATCCCCTACATATTTTTCCTTGTTTGTGGGTATAAATTTGGTCTTATATGCCATAAAAATATTTAGGTAATTTTATCTAAATAGTATAGAGATGGCTTCAAGATATCAGTATCCATCAGGAATATATGCACAAGAACAACCTTTATGGTTGAACTTTTATGTTGCGCCTTATTCATTAAAAAATGGTGAAAGAACCCGTGCAGGAGTGGTTGATAGGGCACAAATTCACATTCAACTTCCTATGCCAAAGGAACCGGGATATCAAATCCAACATAACTTTGGTGAAAGCAACAACAATCCTGTTGGACCCATTTTAACTCGCGCTGGTGTTGCCAATATGGGTGGAAACATGTTTGGTGAAGGTGGAGTTCAAATGTTGTCAAGAATGTTGCAACCAATGCTTTTCTTCCATGAAAGAATGTTTGCCACATCAACCTACCGAAGATTTAGCAATATAGCCGAAGCCACCATGGTATCTGAAGGAAGAAAACAATATTTCTTTCAATATGTCTTTGTTCCAAAAACCCCAGAAGAATCATTGAATGTAGAACAAATTGTTGGGTCATTTAGAAAAGCATCTTATCCACAAGTTGCTGATCTGCCCGAAAGAACTTATCCACAAGGTCTTTGGACTATGGCTGTAACTAAAGGAAACGTTCCTGCATTTGGTGGTGAAGGAAATTTAACCGCAAATTGGCTTGGAGAGCCATTGGTTTGTGTTCTCCAAAACGTGTTTGTCAAAAAGAACGATGATGCTGACAGCGTTGTGCGGTATCTTCCAAATGGTGCATCTTCAGTCACCCTTCTTGGATTGCTATTTACTGAATTCGAAACCGGAACATATGCACCCGGAATACCTACAGCCTCCAGATCGGAA